GGTATAGATAATGCAGAAACAGGGTACTACAATGTACTGAGATAAAAGAAAACTAGGGCGAAAAAATATACCTTTTCACCCTAGTTAGTTAAAATTATATTTTTAACATATAGTACAAAGTATTTCCTACTTGGATAGTATTAACCATATCCGTTACAGCAGAATGAATACTGTCAATCCAAAAAGCACATTCAATAAGACAAGATGGTATGTGATATATATGATAAGAAGTACCATCCATTTGTCCATAATCGCGCAAACCTACATGGATTTCGGCATTTTGTGATACATAGTTTGAAGTTTTGTCTTTTGTAATACCACCTGATGTTTTTAGTACTTTTAACATAGGTGTATTATTAACGGTCAGTGATAAAAGTGGTACGCCTGATTGTGTCTGTGTGTTACCGCCTCTACTATGTATTTCTATGTGAATTGATGCACCTTCTGCCATTAGGTCTCGGATATATCTACTTTCACATTCTGAATAATAGTTTGCACCGCTATGTTCACTAGCAATCCATCCATACTGAAAGTTCCTATTTATATCGACATTCCGGCTATTATATCTACTATTATTCGCAACACCCCAAGGATTGACGCATGGTACAACCTTTAATACTGTGTTCATGGATAAAGTTTGCTCAATATAGTTAGAATTTTTTAGTATTCGTTCAATAACGTGATATAAGGCTAATATACCTTCGTTATTATCACCATCCGTACCATTACCATGTGTACCGCTTGTTAGTAGAGCTGTTTTTAAAGCATCGCCCTTATTTGATATAATAGTACCAGTACTCTGGTCAATAACCGAAGAAGGTGGTGGTGTTATTGTATAACAGTAAACAGGGAAAGTATTACTTTCGTCCATACCTAAAAGTTTTTTGCTTATACGTCTTGGAAATTGTTCCATTAAATTGTCATATAAGTTATATATAATATTAGGGGAAGTTGTTTCGTAAATAGCTGTACTATTACCCATATAATCTGAGCCAAAGCAAGTATAATCTTCTATTGAAATATCACTTGATTTTGGCATTACATAAAAGCAAAATCTGCTTCCGATAGCTTTGCTGTTTTCAACAATAAATTCGCCATCCTGTTTAACGCACATTATCTTTAATCTTTGTCCTGCTGTTGCGGAATATTTGTTTGTCTGTGTTGTCAATCTTGATACAAAATTTCCATCACTATCATAAGCAAAAACAACAATTGTCATATTTTTAGCTGGGTATATATCCGAATTTGCTGTTATATTTATAATTTCAGAATATGCCCTTTCGGGGTTTGGAGATACTTGTCCTTGGTCATTTATTGTACCACTTGTTAAGTCACTATCAGGAAATTGAAAATTAATTCCAAAACGCTTGACAATCATATCAATGAAATATCCTACGCGTTTTGCATCAGCAGCAGCACCTGTAATGCTTAAGGTTTTATCTACTATAACAGCACTACCAACTGGATTGACATTTGTATTAAGCCATGTTGTAACTAGTGCAGGGATAATTGGTGATATAATATCATCAAGTGTACCATCTTGCACCATTTTATCAAGTTTATTTTCAATTTCAGTATTTACATCTAGTTCATCAAAATACTGATTTACATAATCTTGAAGTTTAACATAAGCTTCATTAAGCTTTCTCACATTTTCTTCTACGCTTGCTACATCGGATATTGTGTTATTAAGATAGTTTATTACTTTGTCAAGTAATTCCATGTAGCTAAGACTATCATCATAGACAATAGGTAATACTTTCTGACACCAATATCTAAAAGTACCCTGTCCGCTATATCCATCTAATGATGGTGTAAAATTAGCTCCCATTATAATCTCCTTTCATTACATCCAAAGCCCAAAGAATAAATCATTGAGTTCATTTATAACCATAGCATCAATATTGAGTAATGTTTTCCTATACTCTTCAAGCATAAGGCTATAACTTTTTCCACCTGATTTTCCTTTAATGTGTTCAAGGTAGTCCTGAACATTATGTATTTTGTCGCTCCCCGTACTGTTCGTTTTGTCATTCCCTGTTACATTTTCGTTATAATTCCTTGTTCCTTGTCCTGTTGCATTACTGGTATCTTTTCTTGCATTAGTCAAATAGGTATTATCAGCTACACCATTGATACCACCTTGTGGTGTATCACTATATAAAGACCAATCTTCGCTTGTGTTTTGTGTATTATTTGCATCTGTTCCTGTTCTGTCGTTTGAACTTAATGTTGTTATCTCTCCTTCTCTTTCTTGATTACCGTTATCCACTTTCTGATAATCTCTTGTTAAGTCATAGTCATAGAATGGATTAAAGTCAAGTAATGCACTTTCATATAATTTATTATAGTAAGGCATTATCATGCAAAGCCTATCCTGTAGTTTTAACTTCCATAAACCAACAGTTTCGAGAGCAATTTCCCTTGTATAGAAGTGTCTTAATATTTTCTTTTCAAGAACAAATCTATATGCTTCATCATAAATTGGAAAATCGAAGTTAAATACTTTTGGAACAGCTAGGTCAAGTATGGAGTCAATAGAATTGAAGCCAACACTTTCAGTAAGACCTGCTTCAGATTCGCATATAAATCTCACTTCTGTTGTAAATCTACTCATCTGCGCCCTCCGTATCATGTGTTGTAGCTGTGCCACCAGTTCCTTCAGTATCAGGTTCACCCTCAACAGTATCTTCAGCCTTTTCAATCATCTGATAATCTTCACGATAATCGCACCAAATATCAAGACCAAATAGTTCATTTATTTGAGTACAAGCCATTCTTCTTGATTCAAGGCGACTATATCTACTTGCAATTACACCACCTAAGTTACGTTGTACTTCGTCTGTAAGTAAGCGTTCCTTCTTTTGTACATTTACATTTGAGATACCAAGGTAGGTAAGTGCTTCATTCCATATAGAAGTCTTTAACTGCGTAAGCTTATCCGCCATATATGGTGCGCCTGTATTTAATGTTTTAAGGCTATCAGGGGTTAAATTTTTATCACCAAATATAATTGGTTCATTCCCATCATATTTCTTATATACATTAAGTAAGGTTAATCGTTGGTTTTCATCGCACGATATAAGAACAGGTGTTTTCTGTGCCTTTACATTAACATCAATTGTTCTATCAATTTCTTCTAGTCTTTCCGCAAATATTCTGCAATCTAGCATAGAATTTGTGTGAAGCATATTGTTGTATATTATAATGCTATTATCTTCATTAAGTTCAGCCTGATAGCCATTATACCCATATGCTCTACGGAACATAGGAATACCATATACATCATATTCACCTGCGGCACTACATCTCAATGCTAAAGCACCAATAATATCATCAATAAAGAATACTGCTTTCCCGTCTGTAAATAAGGCTAGTTCAAGATAGCGTGGGTCAATTGTAGAAGGTAAGTTCTTCCATTCAAACATACTTATAGCTAGTTCAACTAGCCTATCGTAGTATTGAATATACGAACGTTTATTTTTACCTGCGCTATCCCAAAATTCCCTGTTTTGTAAATCACCTTTTCGCTTTGACATATTAGCTCCTTTCTATACTCTATTATCTAGGTTATAGTTACCAACTTCGTTACCATTTTTCCAAAATGTTATTCCTCGGTCATATATAGAACATATTGCCTTGGCATCATCGGCAGGTAATGAACCAGTTATTACGCAAGCTACTGTTTTAGTATAGCACCAATGGGGTCTAACATTTCTGTTAGGAACTTTTAACCTTTTAGTAGCATATCCAAACATATCAAAGTAGTTATCAATTATGCGAAGGTTTTCTGCTCTAATGTGCTTGTTGTAGAAATTAAAGTTAATTTCATTGTGCATTTGCAATACGGCTTGTCCACCTTGTCTACCACGCTGTTGCGGTGGTGTTATTTGCCTTTGTATTCCATCACCAAGTAAATGTCCAATAGCGGCAGCTGGTACAAGTCCCATTCCTTCGTATGGTGGTATTTCCATATAGCCAGTTACATTATCAAAAGTGATAGGTTGGTCATAACCTCTAGTATTTTGGTAATTATGTGCTTGCGGTACATTACTATTTACATAAGTTGATAATGCTGTACCTGCACCTACCGCACCTATTGCACCAGCCATGCCCAAACTTAAACCACCAGTTGGCATAGCAGCTGCTAGAGCTATTCCCATACCACCTATTTTTGCAAGGGTTTGTGCTAACCATGCTTTCCATACATCCGTATTATATGTACAAGTTACCCATCCTGAAAGTGTCAATGCTTCATCCCAGTTGTCTGTTACACCTTTATAATTCATAGGATATAACCAGCAAGTTGGATTACAAGTCATATCGCCAGTAACATAAAAGTTAGCTGTTTGTGTTTCAAAAAATTCATAAGGATACGAAGCACTTTCTCCCTGATATGTTGTTACGTATAAAAAATTATATGGATATGTATATAATTTTTTATTATGCGGGGTATATCCATCTATTGTTCCACTTTGGTGTTTTGTTTTTTGAGTAAGAAAGCCAGTTGTTATCATATCTACACCTTTCTCACCTTTAAAAACTGATGGAATATAGAATACATTTACAATACCATCTTGTTTGTACAAAGTAGCCGCTCTTTCTAGAAAATTAGCAGCTGCTTGTGCCCCAGCATTTGTATTAGGAAATGTTATATAGTCGCATCCACTATATATTCTGTTATATATACCACCGCCTGTTTCTGATATTACAGGTATACTACCACTATCGTCAATTTCAAAACTTGTAGCAATACATATCTCTATGTCTTTAAGTTCATTAAGGTCACCTAAGCTTTCTGAGATATATTCGCTAATAGGTACTGGTTCAGGAAGTAGATTATCGCCAACAACATCTGTGGCACTATGTTCTCTCTCAACAAAGCATGGTTGCAGTTCATAATCAAAGAACCATGTCTGCATTGGGTCAAGTATGAAATTAACCTGTGATACTGCATTATTAATATATTCAACTTTAGTAATAAAGCCATAGAACCACCTATCGCCAAAAGCAGTATTTTGGTACATTACATAGTTGCAATCATACAAGTTTTCAGCTTGAATATCAACTCTCATAAAACCACGTTGTAAGCGTTGATAAGATTGCTGTGTTAAGGTATATTTTGCTTTACCACTAAAGTAATTATACTGCGCCTCTTTTGAAGTGAAATATATAGTATGGTCAAAAGAAGGGTCAAGTGGCACGTTTTTTAATATTTTTATAATTGAGTTAGGTGCAATATACATCTAATCACTCCTTTCAACTAAAGTGGGATGAAATTAATCACCCCACTTAAGTTAAGATTGATAAGCTATGCTACTGTAATAGTGCAAGTAGCAGTCTTGGTGCTATCAACAACACTAGTAGCTGTTACTGTAAATACAGTACCGCTAGTTGCTTCTGCACTAATGGTGACTTCACCAAGAACAGATACGCTTGCAAGTTCAGTATCTTCACCATCTACTGTAATAGTATAAGTAACAGCCTTGCTTGCAAAGTAGTTAGTAACAACAGTAGGTGTAAGAATAACACTCTGTCCAGCCTGAACAGTAACTTCTGTCGGAGAAAGTGCTACACTAGAAACAGCAGGTGCGCCAACTGCAAATACGATAGCGTTCTTGAACGGAGAGGAAGAGAAAATCTTCCAAACGTGATACCAATAGTTCCAGTAAAGACCCTGTCCATTGAACTGGTCTGTGAAATACTTAACCTTATCAAATATCATAAACCATTCACGGTCTACAAGAACAGCGGGTATACCATTAAGTGCAGTTATCTGTGCTTCAGTAAGTTCTACATATTCATCGCCAAGCAAAGCCTGAAGTCTATCAGTATCAAGTTCACCAAAGCTATCAACTAGTACACGCTGTCCATCAAACTGCGCCTTATCCATGTTGAAAGCACTTGCAAGAACTTCTACGTCCATAACGCTGTCGAATTCGCTATTTACAATAAGGAACTGGTCAGCCTTCTGTGTATGAGTAGCAACACCAGTAGGTGTATACTTTCTATTCATAAAGGTCATATCATTTGACTTGCCCTTAATTGTAGATACAATGCTCTTTGCGTTCTGTGCAGATATAGGTGCAATCTGTACAGGAGTAAGTCTGCCATTGAGAATGTTTCTAGCAAGTAGATACTTCATTACGTTGAACTCATCATAGTTTTCAGCGGCAAACATGGAGTCAATAATCTTTGTAATAAGGTCACGAACACCTTCGATACCAAGGAAAGCAAGTTCAAGGTCTTTCTGCTGGATAGTATCTTTATAGAAAGTCTGATAATTAAGATAATGGAAAGCTGCCCTAACATCAGGAATTTCTCTCTTAAAGATTTCACTCTCTGCAACAGCAGGGTCATACTTAAATGGGTTAGCAAGATTTACGAATACTTCTTCAACACTTTCACCATAGTCAAGCTTGCCCTTCTTGAACATAGACCATGGGTTAGTATATCCCTTAGAAGTAATCATTACAAGTCCAATACGATTAATAAGGGCAGACAGGAACTCGTTCTGAAGTGCCTGATAGTTCATAATAATAGAACCAATCTCCCTGATATTATTCTGATTTGGGTTAGCTTCAGGAACATAATCTCTATAGTTTGCAGAAGCATTATTCCTGATAGCGTTCAGAATATCATAAGTTGTAGCATTAAGCTCTCTGACGTCTTTTGTAGCCATAATTTACTCCTTTTCTTTAAACAGGTCATCAATAGTTATTTTACTTTTGTCCTCTTCATCGTCACCAAATTCCTCTTCAAAATCAGGGCGATAATTTGAACCGCCATGGAAAAATCTTCTTGTATATTTCTTTCTCCAAGCTTCATCATTTTCGCGGTACTTCTTTTCCCAATCTGTACCATCACCATTTGCCCTTCTTTCAAGGTCATCATAGGTGTCGGTCATGTCCTCAATAAACGCAAGACTTTCATCATCTGTATTATTGCCTATGCGCTCATTAAGTTTTGTAAAAAACTCTTCTCTTTTAAGAATAGCCATACAAACTCTCCTTTTCTTCTATTAGTAAATTCTTTTTCGTAGCATCATCCAAACAGGCAAACCATTCTTTTTACCCATATATCTGCTCAAAGTATCGTACCAGTATCTTGCGCTTTCCATTCTTGTTGTAATACTTCCTGATGGATTTCCTGGACGTTCATAATTGTAAAGCCAAGTACCTGCCAGTGCTTCAGGAGCTAACAATGATTTTTTATATTCTGCGTAAGATAAAGGAAATTGCTCTGTAGGAATATAGTCAGCGTGTTCATCAACAAATTCTACTTGCGCTGTTCCATCATCCCTTGATACTTCTGTCGTATTAAGCTTATCAAGAAAGAAAGGCCCATAACCTGCATATGATTGTGCATAAGAAGAATAGATATATTTTGAAGCAGGTGTAAACTGGAATAATCCATATCCATGTTCTGAAGAAGTGATTTTTTCCGTTTCTGTTGATAAAACTAAATCGTCACTTTCCCACCGCCATGGGTTATAACCGCTTTCATATTCTATGTTACCAAGTACACCACAAATAGCATTTATTGTCCATCCTTTTTCTAAAAGAATATTACCAATCATAAAGGCATTTTCGAGTGCTTCTTGGCTCTCTCTTAAGTACCCTCCACTAATTTTTACATTCCATGATGAACTCGGCAAAGGCATTTAATTATTCTCCATAATGCAATCTACGATAGCTTGTACATATGAAACATCATAACCTTCTGCTCTAAGTTTTGTTCTTCTTGTATTACCATTACCCCAAAAGCCTTTAATTACTTGCTGTGCTATAGAGTAATATTCATTCCAATACTTATCACGAAGATTATTAAGTTTTTCTGTTTGTGTTTCTTCCTTATCTTTTTCCTTTTCTTTTTCGTTTTCTTTATTCATATTTGCAATAATAGAAGGATAATCTTTGTAGCTAATATCAAGGTCAACATTTCCACTTATTCCGCTCACTTTCCCTGTTGCCGAATATTGCCATATGCCAGCATTGATATTACCCTTGGATTTACTCCATAAAGCATACCAAATATCATACTTTATAAGTAGTCCAGAAAATACACGATTTAGATAGTCATAATTGGAGTAAAACATAGCATAATATCCACGCTTTTCAACTTGTGAAAGAAAAGTAGTAGCTATGTCTATCATAGTTTGAATGGAAGGTGTTTTACCTTTCTTAACAGCGTTGTTATAGCTGTCATATTCATAGTCAAAGCAAATCGGATAGTTGGGTTGATACTTATCTGCCAAATTGCATATACTGTTAGCTTCTATAATCGCTTCATTTATATCTAAAGCGTAGCTAAACCAATACAGACCAAAGTTAATATTATTTTCTTTACAACCTTTTACGTTTGCTTCAAGATATGGGTCTTTGATTCCATTACCATAACCTGCCCTTATCATAGCAAACTCTATTCCAGATTTCTTAACTTCTTTCCAATCTATTACTCCTTGCCATGAAGAAACATCGATTCCTCTTTGTTTACTCATTTTCTACTATCTCCCTGTCTTTTAATTTTTGCAAATATGGCTTAAATAGCTTTTCAAGTTCAGGATTCATTTCACAAAGATTTTCCAATATACTGATAAGTTCCATCAGACAGATATAAATAGCAACAGCGTTTACTAAAGGTAAATCTACTCCTAAGTTTATATATTCTGAAGCAATTTCTAAAAGCATTGAGCCAGCAACTGCTAATATTTCAGACAACTTATGAAACAATCCTTGCCTTAATTTTGTGCTATTTAGACCTTCATGGTAGAGTGCTTTTAATATTCCAGTAACAATGTCAAATATTATGAAACATCCTACTATTATGCCTATTTTCACCATGTTATCCTCCTTTCTACTATAGATTATATCAAAAGTATTGATTTTTGTCAATAAATAGTGTATAATAAAGAAAAAGAATGAATGAATTAAAAGGAAAAGGTACAAGAGAACAATGGGAAATTTTTATGATGGTACTAAACTATTATCTTTGAAAGATATTAATGGTGAAACACCTGAAATATATATGTGTACCACAAACAGAAGTGGTGGAAAGACAACATTCTTTAATAGAATGGTTACAAAGCGTTTCTTAAACTTTGGTAAAAAATTCTGCCTTATTTATAGATACAATTATGAACTAGATAATGTTGCAGACAAGTTCTTCAAAGATATTGGCAATTTGTTCTTTACCGATAAATTTATGCGCTCTGAAAGAAGGGCTAGTGGTATATACCACGAATTGTTTATTGGTAATAAAAGTGAAGATATAAAAGAAGGCGGCAGGTCATGTGGTTATGCTATTGCTTTAAATGGTGCAGACCAGCTTAAAAAATATTCTCACCTATTATCAGATACTAGTTGTATGATATTTGATGAATTTATGCCTGAAAGTAACAGATATTGTACTAATGAAATATCTAAATTTATATCAGTCCATGTGTCTATAGCTAGAGGAAATGGTGAGCAGAGTAAGTATCTTCCTGTATATATGATAAGCAATCCTGTTTCGATTATCAATCCCTATTATGTAGAACTAGGCATAAGTGAGAGATTAACAGACCAAACAAACTTCCTGCGTGGTGATGGTTTTGTGTTGGAACAGGGGTTCGTAGAGAGTGCAAGTGAAGCACAAAAACTTAGCGCATTTAATAGAGCTTTTGCTAATAACAGTTATATCGCTTATGCTTCTGAAAGCGTGTACTTAAATGACAACAAGGCTTTTATAGAAAAGCCTCTAGGTAATTCAAGATATTTATGCACATTAAAATATAAAGGAAGAGATTATGCTATAAGGGAATTTGCAGAAGCAGGTGTTATCTATTGTGACGATAGAGCAGATAACACGTTTAAAGATAAAATTGCAGTTACAACGGCAGACCACGATATTAACTATGTAATGCTAAAAAGAAACGAGTTCTTCATATCAAACCTGCGCTATTACTTTGAACGTGGTTGCTTCAGATTTAAAGACCTTCGTTGTAAAGAAGCTGTTATGAAGGCATTATCCTATTAGGGTATCTTGTATAGTAAGTAACTCTGTTATAACTGGAGGGCAGACTTGAAAGATAGTACCAGTATATAATATCGTATATAGCCATACGCTTTGTTGCTCCTATACTTCCGATACATTTAAAAAGAGATAAGCATAATTGCTTATCTCTTTTTTCTTTACTCCGTTCTATCCATATCATCATGGATTACCATTAATTTTACCCTTATACATGAAATTTCATGAAGAATATTGTCTATTTTTTCGTTCAACATATCCAGACTTTTTATTATAATTTCACTCATTATGACTATCCATACTATATTAATAATAGAAGTCATAATATACATAATTTGCCCTATCATTTATCTTCCTTCCAATGTACACCTAAACCAATCTCTTTTGCAAGTTTATTAAAATGATATATTACCTCTTCAGCTGATAAATCATTGTTAACTATCTCAATTACTCTTAAACGTTCCCTAAGTGCATATTTTACCTTAGTTTTTGATACAATATCTGTACTATCATAAGGTACTGAAACAGTTATATAATTCCTGCAATCTTTCTTTAATACATCTTCAAGCATTTTACGACTAAGTTTTACTTTTACATACATATTATTCTACCTCATTTCGTATGTAGTATCAACAAGTAATATACCACCCCTGATACGCTTTGGTAATAGCTTTCCAGGTACAATTAAACCAACTTTAAAATCTTTCAATGTCCTTGTTGTCTTTAGAAAATCTTGTTCCTCTTCTGTGTACTTCTCCTTTTCTTCTTCTGTAAGTTCCTTTCCTTCCATGGAACGTAAAAATAAATCTTTGCATTTATCAGGCATACCAGCACACTTGACGTTATAATAGGGTTCATCAATAGGTTCTCTATTTTCTTTTGTTATGTGTTCAATATAGGTCTTTTGTCTAGTGAAAATAGCTTCATCCCAACAGCTCTCCAGTTTCCAACAGCAGAAGTTTTTAGGATGTTCAGTTATTCCCACTATTTCATCAGGCTCTAGGTCACAATGTATGCTATCTGTATCAGCATATATAAAACCTCTTTCATTTACGCCATGATAATTCTTTTGTGCTGCTCTTATGGTGAAGTTCCGTGCATAAGAAGTGATTGCGGCACCAACAGGTATGTACCCAGGTTCTTTGTCATAAGCTATGACAGTATAGAAGCCTAATGTTTTATCCTCTTTAATGTAAGCTACTTTGAAAGAACTTGTAGTATTGCTAGCCATTTTTCCGTACAAATTGTTTAAGAAAAGCTTAGCCAACTCACGTTTAGCACCTGTGCTTTCTAGTTTAATCTTTTTATACTTATTGATATACCTATCAAATATACCAATTGCACTATCAAAATAACAGCCATCCAGTATCTCAAAATCTACTAAATCATAGTGTTCTAAAAGAAGCTTATAATCTGTCATTGTTAGAGTTAATGTAACATCACTAGGCACTATATTTCCATCAAAGTCAACTAGGGTAGAATGATATTTACCTGTTCTTGGGCTATACACATCACTGGTTTCCAACATCAAATTTGCTTGATACCTTAAAGTATTTTTAATTTGAATGAATGGTAGTTTGCCCTTTTTTAAATAGAACCTTGTGCGTATTCTTATAAAATAATATTTGCCTGTTTCTAATGCTTCATCAGGTATATAGTTACCATGCCAAAATGTAGGATAGCCAATAGGATAACAGTTTAGACTTTCACTTGACATCATAGAAGGATATAAACTATTTACATCTGCTGTTGTTCCATTTGTGAATATTTTATTTTCTTTTCCCCTTGCTAAATAACACCATCCACCCCGATATGCTTGCTTAATATATTCACCAGCATTGTCATATTTATATAGTTCAGGATTTATATGAAATTCATACATATTAGGAAACATTTCTTCATAGGCTTTTTTACCTATTATTGTTTTATATTCGTGCAAACAACAGCTTCCTATTGTTAATTTTTTATGCCCCTCATTAAACATAATTTCAAGAGCTTCTTTTATAACTAAAGTGTCATTAGCTATATAGTGTTGTTCCTCTTCAGTTATTGGACAACCTGCATAACGTAAACCTTCATATTCCATATCCAGTTTTTTATGCTTTGTTTCAAAAGATTTACCAATTCTTTTAACTGTAAATGGCAACAACTTATAACTATCCCTTAACTCAATTATGTTTCTTCCTACTTTAATAGATACTCTATACCATTGTCCCATATTACTAATAGAATATGATACTGAATTACTAGGCATATCTTTTGGTGGTAACCATTCAAAATCATTAATTGTATCTCCTGTCTGTACACCAGCTTGTTGAAAGCCTAAATCTACTAATAAATAAGATAGCCAAAATGAACCATCAAATTTAAGGTTGTGATAATATACAACTAAGTTACAATTAAGACTTTTAAAGTATTCAAACTGTTCACCTATTGAATGAAATATCTTTACATCGTCATGGTACAATTCTACACAAGCACTTGCCCACACTTCTGTGTTGACTTGTCCTTTGTAAACTGTTGTTTCAAAGTCACCTACGAAATAACGATATTTCCGTGTTTTCATTTCTTAAGAATTGTCCTCATCTGCTTCATTCATATTGGTAAACAATTCACTTTCAGCAAGCGTTAAACTTGAACCTTTTAATATAGTAGCAAATTCTACAAAATCACGTTGTATTTCAGTTCTGTTAGAGCTTAAACCACCTTTCTTTCCACCACCACTCTCATATAATATAGCCTGTGCTAATGCGATAACTTTATCTGCGTTCTGTTCAAGCCTTCTAGCAATAGTAGTTATACCTTCAGAATTAGCAGCACCTGTCAACATATTGTTTAACTGGTTTTTATCTTCTTCCTTAACACCTCTGAACCAAGCAGACCACTTATCCATTGGTATCCAACTGTCTATCATTTCACGCACTTGATTGTAAACGAGATAGCTAACAGATTCAGGCTCTTGTGTGTATGAATAATCTGGTCTATTTTGATAATAGTTATCTACTATATCGTTCTCTTGCCGCTCTCTTCTTTTTCTAACTGTTTCAGCAGCTTTTAACGATGCAATAGACCTTTCTAATGCTCTACCTTCTGTTCCTGAAATTACAACATCAGGTGTTAATCTGTAAGTAGCCCTCTTGTATAACTGTTCAGGCCTTAATGCTCTAATTGCTTCCAAGGACTTGGTTGTTACTCTACTAGGCATATCAGGTACAATGCCTGATTCAAAAGTGTAACCACGTTTTTCAGCAGACCTTATAAAACGCTTGATTCTCCTTTGTTCCTTTTTATAAGCAATTTGATTAGCCGTAGCTTTTTTATTCTTTTTAGGCATAGTTTATTCCTTTCATGATAGATAAGAAAAGACCTACTTGCCAAATTGTATATTAGCAAGTAGGTCTTTATATAAGCTATACTTTATACGATAGAACAGGTAATGAACTGCTTGCCCTTGTAGTTTTTACTATCAACCTTATAAGCTTCAATTGCCCATTCCTCATTTTCGCCTTCCATTTCATCCCAAATTTCCTTAAATGAAGTGAAAAAGCTCTGCGAACCTGTTACATACTTTGTGCCGTTCTTGTCAAGAATTACGAACACTTCATAGTCTACATTATCAGACTTTTCATTGTGAATGGAAAGAATGACGTATGCTTCAGGATTGATAATCAGTTTTCCGTCTTTTGTAGCTTCATCAATCTTAACTGCATTAGTAGTATCTTTGAGCTGAATACGCTCCTTTGCGGTAAACTGCTTTGAAGTTTCTTTAATTTCAGTTCTGTATTCCATTTTTGTTCTCCTTTTATCTGTTGTTTAGTTTGTCTTTTTACTGGTCTATTTCATTCTCTTTTACAACTCTATCAGGCAGTATTTCAGCCAGTTCGATAAACTTGCTTTCATCCATTCCATAAAGCTTGTGTTCTACTTCGGTATCAACAATGTGAACAATCTTAAGGGTATCTGTTTCATACTCTCTAAGCTTCTTCATCATAGCTTTCTCGTCCTTATAGGTACGAGGAAGTACAAACACCTTGTTACAAGGCTCTGCTGTTTCTACATCAAGGCAGAGTGCTGTTACCTTTGTGCTGTCGAATGTTCTTGTTACCATTGGTTTTCTTGCCATAGTTTTTTCTCCTTTCTAGGCTCTCGTTTGTCTGCTTTTTATTTGTCTTATTTGCCGAAAATAGGAATTGAACCTATAAGCATTTAACTGTACCAACAGTTTCGGCAGGTGTGCAAACTATCCGAGTACATAGCTTGCACAAGGTTAAACAATGCGAAAGGAATTTGCCTAATTCCTTTATTATTCTATCATATAGGTGCATTGAAGTCAAGTATAATTTTGATAGAACAATCGTTTTTATTCGCTTGTGAACATTTGTTCTTGTTATGAATTTTTACCAGTTGGTTCAGAAAATAGTGCATTACTTGATGGTATGTCTATTGCCATTTTATCAAGCACATCTTGTGCAGAAGTTTCGGTATACATCAGATTGAAAAATACTTGAAGTTCTTCCGCTAAAGTTTTTACACTATCTGCAAGAAAAAGTGGTACAATCCTAATAGTATCTTCTTCATACTTTAAAATAACTGCCACGGAATAAACAATCTTATCGTTATCCGCCACTATTTTGCATACGCAATATTCCCTGTTTGTAACATGGTTTAAATTATCTACTAGTTCATATATACTATGTGACATTTTTAATTTTTTCACCTGCCCTTTTTACCAGTTTGCTTGATTAACGAGAAATACACATCTGTTAAAATGTTGCAACATAAAGCATAATTACAGGATTTACATTCTGTTTGAAAACATCCAACAGGAAAGAAAATTTCTTGGTATGTTTTTTCTACAAAGCTTATTGCAGTGTCTATTTGTAAAGGTGTGTACTTTGAAAGTTCTTCTTTATAGTCTACTTTTGGCATACTAAACACCTACTTTAAACTATCCAATATAGTATTTAAAGCTACCATATACACCTTTTGTCGTACATCAAAATCTGCTATTTGCTGTTCTGTATATGGCAAGTTCTGCGGATTATCTTTTTTCGCTTGATAGTATGCAATTTTGCCTAATAAATAATTCTCCAGTTTTTCAAGCTCTGAATACATAATTTTTCGTTCTGTTATCTTTCGCATTATATTCTCCTTTCCAATGTTATTTTGCACCTGACACGGCACTATATGTGCCGCCTATTTATGCTCTTTTTCTAATCTTTGATTAACTAATTCATCCAATAAGTCAAGAGCCAAACATTCTAGCTTGTTTATACATATTGAACATAAATCATCATTACACAACATAGATTGCATATGATATATTAACCGACCAAATCGTGTAATTACTTCAATATCTGCTTGTTCCATATAATAGATTAATATGTCAAGCTTTTTTGTATCTTTAAAAAACTTGTTCTGCATACTCAATTACTCCTACGATTAAACTAATTTTGTTTTCTAATAACGAAATATGTTCATCGTAATTAATGACAGCATTTTTGTTTTGTGTTTCTTTGTAATACTTCAAATCAGCTTCATAATCTTTTAAAAGCTCTGTTAAATCATAGTACACTTCTTTTCTAGCTTTCAATGAATTAATTTCAGCATTAAAATCTCTCATAGTTTTCTCCTTTTTTAATATAATGTTGTTACACCTGACACGGTGCTATTTGCACCGCTTCTTTTGAACCAATTCGATTACGCTTTCACAAAGTAATGCCGTATCAAGTGGATTGATACATGAGAATTTTGCAAATCCCATCATAGCACCTTGCATTAGTAAACTAACGTGTTCTTCATCGATATTTTCTTTAATTGCAAAGTCTACAAATGAATTACAAAATTGATACATAGTTTCCACTACTTTCTTAGTTTCTTCATCGTTGAAAATAATCTCTTTCATTTTCTTTCTCCTTTCGTGTTATACACCTGACACGGTGCTATTTGCACCGTCATTGGTATTATAGCTCTATTCTTGTGTTGCCAGTAATACTACCAAATTCAGCTTCAGGTATTTCTGCATAAACTGTTTCACTTTCTAAATCAGAAAGCTTGTACACTTCATTTGTTGCGTCATACGTTACAACCGTGTCTGCCATAACAGATATATCAGTTCTGCTATAAAGATTTGCACACCTGATAATAGAGCCCTTGTTAGCAATAATAGCCATTGTTTTTTCTCCTTTCTTAAATGCGTTTTACACCTGACACGGCACTATTTGTACCGATTAATAGTAGCCTGTTAAAATTGCTTTTAAAAAGAAATAGTTGATTGTGAATGAAAAAGCTAGTATAATTATAGCTCCAATTATTTCATCTTTTTTCATTTTCTATTGCTCCTCGGAATAGTTATAAGCATTGAGAGTATAAAGAATATCAAATAATTCTTTTGTAGTTAAACCTGCCCTTATTTCGTGAAAACCTGAAAGACCAACAGCATAACCAAAAGTATGCGTGCCGTATTGTGTATAATATCTGTATTGCTTTTTGCTCTTAAGATTAAGCAAGTCAAGTTCACTTTTAACAGCTTTCATACTAACTCTTGCCATAATTTTCTCCTTTCGTTGTTACGCCTGACACGGCACAATTGTGCCGATTAATGTATTAAAGCTTCAAGCTTTTCTTTGAGATATTCATAGATAGCAACCTTGCTATCATAATAGAAAACGTTTGCACCATCCTTTGTATCATAGTCTAATAGCATATCCTGCTTTTCGTGTACTTCATCAATTTTATCCTGAAGCATACTATCAATGTCGAGTAAAGCGTCTGCATAGATAGCATTTTTCTTAATCTCATTCATCACTTTTCTCCTTTCATTGTTACACCTAACACGAACAAAACAAGGGTACACATAATTGTGTACCCTTGAATGTTTAAAAATGCTACTCTTCTTTTATGCCGCGGGGAGGAAGCTTCTGTGCCAACTTAATAAAATCAGCTTCAGGCATACCATAAAGTGTTTCCTCTACATTGTAGCTAATGATTTTAGCTATCATGTATTTCTCGCTATCATAGGACTTTTTAACCATTTTAAGCATATCGCCCTCTTCAATCTCGCCTGTTAAGGTGCAAACGATTGTTTCAACGTTGCCAGACTCAAGATTGACTGCCATGCATTTGCATACTGTTGCACTAACTGTTCTAGTCACCATTCTAACTCTTGCCATGATTTTGTTCTCCTTTTCATGTTCTTTTTACTTGAAATGTTGTTTAGGTTTACACCTGACACGGCACTACACAAAATAGTACCGATATTCATTTTCACATCCCCATTTACCTTGCCCATAATCATGCCTGAATTTTGCGATATGCTGTGCGCTTGTGGCTGTATATCCATATACCATTCTAAGTACATCATAACAAGTGTCTGTGGTTGTGTCTATGATAGCTATAACTGTGCTGTAGCTTCTAAGATAGATATAATTACCTATCTTATATACCTTTGCACTACATGAGCGCAATTTTTCACCGTTTCCATGGCTGTTTTTATCCCAAACATCCATAGCTAAGTTGTAAACTCGTTCACATTCGCTATTAATAAGCTGTTGCTGTTCTTTGCGTGTCATTGTTTTGTACTTCCTTTCATTGTTGCATTGTTACACCTGACACGGACGGTTTGTTCTACGATACCGCCAAACGCTTTACTGTCATTTAATCTCACTACTAGACAGAATGTTGTTGCTGTTTTGTACGTATAGACAGCTTGCGATTATCCTATTACAGCCTGATAATAAGGCGTCAACAGTGCTTCGTCTTAATGTTGACTCAAGTCTTTTCTATTATTTTACATCGTCCTTTACGATGGTTGTTTTCGGTTTTACAAGCCTGACAACAACATTGAATAAACTTGAAGTGTATACACCTAACACTAATTCCAAAAGGGTACACTATATTGTGTACCCTTAAATAGCCGTGTTTCGTCTTAATTCTCAAAGACTCTTCAGAGGTGCTTTTTAACAACATTCAAGGATACCGTCCTGAATACTAGTTTACTCAATTCTGTATTGCGTTTCGCTCGTATCGTCGCAAAACTTGCGATACAAAATGCTTTCATACTGTTTTGTATTTAGGATTAAATTGTCAAGGTACATTTAGTAGTCGTTTTCTACTGTCTTAATGTTACCATATTTGCGGTACTTTGTCAAGCTTTATTTTTAAATTCTTTAAAAAATTTTTTCGCTTGGTTTTGTGTTCGCTTTTCAAGGTACATTTAGT